CTGAAAGAAATGGAGAAAGCAAACGGACCGCCTTGCGTGAGCGCCGTTGCTCTGGACGTTTACACACGCGATGCCGTCTCGGACTCGAGCGAGCATACGCTGCCGCGCAGCCCCGAGGCGTTCAAGCGCCGCAAGCAAGAGATCATGGCGAAGCGCGGCACGCTGCGCGGCCACGATCCGCTTCGGCTGCCGTGGCACAAGGTGTTCTGATGCGAAAAGTTCTTCTCGATGTCGGCGCCCACGTCGGGCAGACACTCACTGCCGCCCTGCGCTGGGACTTCGACCGCATCGTTTGCTTCGAGCCGGCTGCGTCGAACGTGCGGCATTTGCGCGAGATCGCCGACAAGCGAACGAGCGTCAAGCCGTTTGGGCTGTGGAACGAAAACGCACAGAAGCCGCTATACGACACAGGCTCGCAAGGCGCGAGCTTGTGGAAGCGGCCAAAGCGATCCACTGAGCGCGAAGATTGCTGCTTCGTGCGCGCGACGGACTGGTTCATAGACGAACTGCGTCCTGACGATACCGTGTGGATGAAGCTCAATGCAGAAGGCGCGGAGATTGACATTCTCACGGACTTGCTCGACAGTGGGCAGTTCGATCGCGTGAGCTATCTGCTCGTGATGTGGGACGCGCACAAGATCCCGGCCGTAGCGCCGCGGCTGGCCGCGATGAAAAAGCGCATGGCCGAGTTCGGCTCCCCGCGCGTTATAAGCTCGAAGGAAGTCGAGCCCGCGGTGTCGCATATCGGGCGCATCGACAACTGGCTCAAGCTCACTTGCGGCGTCTCGCGGCTGTGAGCGTCACCAAGTACCCCAAGGTCCACGATGAGTGGGCCACGCTCAAGAAACTTCAGGAAGGCTTAAGTATCGCGCGCTTTGGCGACGGCGAACTCAAGATGATGACTGGCAGTGAGTACATCCGCGAGCGCGCGAACCGCCGGATGGCCGAGGAACTGCAGAACGTCATGGCGCGCTCCCACCCGCGCTGCCTGGTCGGCATATGGCCCTACAACACGGAGAGCCCGAAGTACAAGTCAATGGCGCGGCATCGCGAACGCTTCAAGACGGTGCTCACTCCGAAAAAAGAATACTACTCTTCGCTCATCAGCCGGCCGGACTCCGCTCCGTGGATTCGCACACGCGAGTACGCGCTCGAGTTCCAGAAGCTCTGGCGGGGCAAGAAGATATGGCTGCTGTCCGAGGAGCACAACGGCGCTACGCGCATGCTGGTGGGCGAGAACTACGCGCACACGGTGTGCCCGCGGCACGGCGCGTACCGTTTCGTGGACGATTTCGAGGCGGCGGCGCTGAATTTCAAACCGGACATCGCCATCATGGCGTGCGGTCCCACGGCAACGTGCCTTGCAAACCGCCTCACGGGGCACGGCATCCAAGCGATCGACTTTGGTAGCGGAGGCAGCTTTCTCTCGAAGCTGCTGCACGATGCTTGACATCCTCGTTTGGCTTTGGCACGACCCGCACCTGCAGGGCTCGCGCGGCTCGCGCAACCGCGGCGTCATCGTCACGCCGGAACTGCGCTGTGACCTGATACCGAGCGGCCGGCGTCGCAAGAAGCTCATCGCCGCCGGCAAGCTGCCGTACGAGCCGCCTCCGGATTTGCCGCCGCGCGGCGCACCGGCGCCGCCCAGATCGTTCAAGCCGGAGCACGTCAACCGGCTGGCCGAGCTTTTCCGGCTTCACCTACCAATCCCGCACCGATTTGTGTGCATCGCGGACGATACGGAAGGGTTCAGCCCTCAAGTCCACGTCATAAAGACGCCGGAAGCTGCCGCCGCGGTTGGAAATATCCGCTCGCCGGAGGGGAATCGCTTTCCGTCGTGCTACCGACGCCTGTGGGCGCAGTCGGAGGAGGCTGCAAGGCTCCTTAGCCCCCGCGTGCTGGCCGGTGACATCGACATGCTGCCTGTCCGGGATTTGACGCCGGTCGTTCGGCGCGATGAACCGTTCGTCGGCTGGCGTCCGTACCGGGATTGGGGCCGGAAAATGCGCATAGGAGGCGGCCTTTACCTATACACGCCGGGCGCAAACGTAAAGGTTTGGACCGATTTCGTGAAAGATCCCCGCGGAGCCATACAAGCGGCGAGCGCCGCGGGCCTGCGCGGTTCGGACCAGGCGTGGTTGTCGTACAAGCTGGCCGGTGCGGTGCCATTGTGGGGACGTGACGCCGGTTTGTACTCGATTCGCGATCTCGGACACGATCACCAACTGCCCGCGGACGCGCGACTCGTGCAATTCAACGGCCCCGACAAGATGTGGAGTTACCACGGGCCCGCAAGTTGGGTTGCGAAGCACTGGAATGGCCGGTAGGATCAACGCACTATGCCCAATCGATCAAGCGAAGCGAAGCGCAACACTGCGAAATTTTTTGCTGACGACGATCGTAAGATGCGCGAGGAGTATTCGCACGTCAGTGCAAAAACCGTGCGCAAGCCGTCGAAAGAGTCAAAGGGCCAGCGCAGTTACCCCGGATACGAAGACTATTCGTATGAGGGCCGGGCGCAAATTCGCGCGTTTAACGAGGCAGGCGGCCCCGAATTCGTTAATGACGATACGGATCCGCGCGAGTATCGCGCTGCTGCTCAGCATGCGCTAGACGCGCGCCGTAAATCCGGCACGAAGCAAGAGTCTGCGCGCGGCAAGCCAAAAAAGAAGCCGAAAACCATGCGCGAAGCCGTAGATCAGGGCGTAGAGGAAGGTTCGTGAGCGCACCAGCGTCCGCAGTCACTGCCGGCATTGCCGGAGCTGTCGATCAAGGCGTACGTCTGGGCGACGGCGAGGACGCCATCCCGGAAGGCGAACTCCAAGCCGTCAAAAAGACGGTGAAAGAGTACGACACGGCGCGCGCTTTCGACAAATCGCAGCGCCATCGCTACGCGCGCGATCGCCGGTACGCCGCGGGCACATCGAATCCGACGTGGGCGTCCGATGCCAACATGATCGGCGCGTACATCGACATCATCGCGTCGTTTTTGTACGCGAAAGACCCCGATGTGAGCGCGCGCCCGGCCGCGCACGTCAAGGCGCCGCCTCCGAAGGCGCCCGCTATCCCTGCAATGCCGGGTGCGCCGCTTCCAGGCGCCCCCGTAGACCCTCTCGCGTCACCCCCGGCGGCTTTCGGCGCCCCTCCGCCCAGCATGCCGCCCCCGAACATGCAACCTCCGGCCTTAGATCCGCTTGCCGCGGCGCTTCCCGGCGTTCCGCCGGCGACGCCGGTCATGCCGCCCGCCCAGGCCGCCAAATCGCAGCCTTTGGAGCAGCAGGACGCCGCGCAATTTGCCGATACGGCGCAGATTGTCGTCAGTAAGTCGTGGAAACGCGCGAATCTGAAGCGCACGATGAAGCGCGTGCTCCGCTCGAGCCTTTCAGTGGGTCCGGGCTGGTTCAAGTCGTACATTTACTCGGAAAAAGGCCGAAATCCGATCGTCGAGAAGGAACTGGCCGACGCGCGCGACAATTTGGACCGAATCGAGAAACTCCAGAAAGACCTCACGGGCATGAACGAAGGCGCAGACACGCCGGAAGTCACCGCCGAGGAGCTGAAGCTCCAGATCGCGGGCCTGGAGAAGCGAATCGAGCTGATGGTGAAGCGCGGGCTCTGCATCGACTTCATCCGCGCCGAGGACATGCAGATCAGCCTCGATGTACCGTCGCTTGCGGACTATCGCGATGCGGATTGGATTTCGCACGACCTGTACATCGAAAAAGACACCGCGAAGTCGCGATTCCCGCGGCTCACCGACGAAGACATCGGCAAAGCGACTGAATACGTCCAGCGCGCGACCGCGCAGCAGGTTCAACCGATCGACGGCTTCGTCACGGCGGACATTGCGATCCCCGAGGGCGTGTACGTCAAGGCCGCGGACAACCAGGGCCAGGGCTCAGGTACGCCGCCCGGCGGCAAGGACAGCAACGTCAAGTTCGTGAAGATCGTGGAGATGTGGGACCACCGCGACATGAACATCAAGACGTTCATGGACGGCGTGGACCGCTGGGCGGTCGAGCCGTATCCGCCGGAACACGCTTCATCGCGTTTCTACCCATTCTTCCAGCTCGCGCTCTACGAAGTCGACGGCGCGCGTCATCCACAGTCGCTGGTGGATCGCACGTGGAAGTTGCAGGACGAGTACAGC